GCAAGGTATTACTACTTGGGTAATGGATGAAGCAGAAGAACTAACTGATGAAGATACATTTGATAAGATTGATTTAAGTGTAAGAAACAAAGCACAAGAGAATAGAATAATACTAATACTAAATCCAACAACTAAAGAGCATTTCATTTATCAAAGATGGTATGAAGCAAGAGGAGTACAAGCTGGTAGTAATATAACTAAAGATGATACTACTTACATACACACAACTTATTTAGACAACAAAGATAATCTTAGCAAAAGCTACATTGAGCAGATAGAGCAGATGAAGCAAAGAAGACCTGATAGATACAAGCATACTATACAAGGTTCATGGTTAGATAAAGCAGAGGG